AACGCCTTTATTGTATGAAATCTAATGATATAGCTTTAACTCATGAATACGAAGGAAACGAAGAAGAAAATAATCCAAGCTGGGCAAAAAGCTGTTGAGGAACTCATTAAAGTAGCTAAAGAAGCTATTGTTGATTCTGGTGATGATGTATCTGCAGATAGATTAAAAAACGCTGCAGCTACAAAAAAACTAGCTATATTTGATGCGTTTGAAATATTGACTAGAATACAGGAGGAGGAAGATATGTTGAATGAAAAACCTAAAGAAAAGAAAGAAGAAAGATCTTTTAAAGGTTTTGCAGAAGGTAGAAGCAAATGAGTTATAATCAAACTTTGTACGTTGAAATAAAAGACGTTGTAAACGAAAAGCTTTTAAAAAAAGAAAACAAAAAGAAAAGCTGGAAATATGGTTATAATGCTGATTATGATTTTGTTGTAATAAGCAAAACAGGACAAATTGGACAGGTCATTGAAATACAAAACTTACGCATTGCTTTACCAGCAGTCGATGAACCGTTTAAACGAAGCAAAAGCAAAACGGAACAATATTGGGAAAGACAAGAGTACCCAAAAGAATTAAGTAGAATAAAGAGTAGATTTGACTGGGATGAATACCCAGTGGAATTTAAGGAAAAGTGGTTTGATTATATAGATGAAGAATTTAAGCGTAGAGAACAAGGTTATTGGTTCTATAATAATGGCAGTCCTGTATATATTACTGGTACTCATTACATGTACTTGCAGTGGAGCAAAATCGATGTCGGAGCACCAGAGTATAGAGAAGCAAACAGATTATTTTTCATATTCTGGGAAGCATGTAAAGCAGATGACAGGTGTTACGGTATGTGTTATCTTAAAAATAGAAGGAGTGGTTTTTCGTTCATGGCGTCTTCAGAACTTGTCAACTTGGCCACGATTAGTTCCGACTCGAGGTTTGGAATCTTATCTAAAAG